GGTAATGCGAACCCCGTTTTTTCGCTAGGTATAGCGATTGGGCATTGGTTAAGTTTTACAAGGAGTTGATTGATGGTTGCAATTCCGGATGCGATTGAGCAGCGCAGCGTGGAGTCGTTGGTGCCGTATGCGCGGAATTCGCGGACGCACAGCGATGCGCAGGTGGCGCAGATTGCGGCGTCGATGCGGGAGTGGGGATGGACCAACCCGGTCTTGATCGACGAAGGGGGGGATCATTGCTGGTCATGGGCGGGTGCTGGCGGCGCGCAAGCTTGGGGTCAAGGAGGTGCCGTGCATTGTTGCGCGGGGCTGGTCGGAGGCGCAGAAGCGGGCCTATGTGATCGCCGACAACCAGCTGGCGCTGAACGCGGGCTGGGATAACGACATGCTCAAGCTCGAGATGGCGTATCTGCAACTGGCCGACTTCGACCTGGGCCTGATCGGTTTCGACCTGGATGCGCTCGATGCGCTGATGGCGGAGGAGGGCACGGCGGAAGGGCTGACCGATGCCGACGAGATACCCGATGTCCAGGACGACCCGGTTTCGCAGCCCGGAGACGTGTGGATACTCGGCCGTCACCGCATCATCTGCGGCGACAGCACCGACGCCGACACGGTTTCCCGCCTGCTGGACGGCGTCAAGCCGCATCTGATGGTGACCGACCCGCCCTATGGGGTGGAGTACGACCCGGCATGGCGTAACCGGGCCGGGATCAACAAAAACTCCGGAAAATCCGGGAAAGTCCTAAACGACGACCGCGCTGACTGGCGCGAAGCATGGGCGTTGTTCCCGGGCGACGTGGCTTATGTGTGGCATGCGAGCTTGTTCACGCGAGAGGTCCTGGACAGCCTGGAGGCGTGCGAATTCGAGCGCCGCGCCATGATCATCTGGGCCAAGGACCGCTTTACCCTCGGCCGCGGCCACTACCACTGGCAGCACGAACCCTGCTGGTACGTGGTCAAGAAAGGCGGTATCGGCCACTGGAACGGAGACCGCAGTCAGTCCTCGGTGTGGAACATCAAGGCCAGGGAAGACGGCGGACATGGCCACGGCACCCAGAAGCCCGTCGAATGCATGCGCCGCCCCATCGAGAACAACTCATCCCCGGGGCAGGCCGTCTATGAGCCGTTCTCCGGCAGCGGCACCACCCTCATCGCCGCCGAGCAGACCGGCCGCTGCTGCTACGCCATCGAACTGAACCCGGCCTATGTCGACGTGGCGGTGCGCCGCTGGCTGGCCTTCACCGGCCAGGTCGCCACCCTCGAGGCCACCGGCGAGCCGTTCCCGGAATCTACCGAGTAATCCATGCCCCAGGCCGCCGGAACCCTTACCGAATTCGCTGCCCACTTCGGCGTTTCGGCGCCCTATGTGACGAAGCTCAAGAAGCAGGGCAGGCTGGTGATGGTGACGGTGGACGGCAAGGAACTTGTGGACTTCGCCCTGACCGAGAAGCTCATCCGCAACACCACCGACCCGGCCAAGGCCGACAACGGCGCCAACGCCAAGCCCGGCGCCGGCAGCCGGGTGGTGCAGGACGTCGGCTCCGGCAACAGGCTGGACCTCACCTACAAGCAGGCCAGAACCCACGAAGCCGCCTTCCGCGCCAAGCTCACCGAGCTGGAATTTCGGGAGCGCGAAGGCATGCTGGTCGAGGCCGACAAGGTCCGCCGCTCGGCGGTCAGCCTAGCCGCCATGACCCGCAGCGCCTTCGAGAAGATACCCGACAAACTCGCCGATCGCCTGGCCGCAGAAGCCGAGCCGGCAGCCTGCCACGCCATGCTGGTCGCGGAAATTGATCTGGTGCTTGCCGACCTGGCCGTCGCATGCCGAAACTTCCAGATTCCAGATGGCGAAGATGGGCGCGGCTGACCGCTTCGTCTTCGGCGGCATCGATGGCGCAGACCTGATGGCCGAAGCCTTCGCCCAAGGCTTCGAACCCCCGCCACGACTCTCCGTCACCGCCTGGGCCGACGCCCATCGCCGTCTTCCCACCAAAGGCGCAGGCGAGCCTGGCCCCTGGCGCACCTCCCGGGTGCCCTACGCCGCCGAGATCATGGACTGCCTCTCCGCCGAACACCCGGCGAAGCGCATCGTTTTCATGAAATCCGTCCAATCCGCCGGCACCGAGATTGGCAACAACTGGGTCGGCTGGTTCATCGACACCCAGAAGGCGCCGATGATGATCGTCCAGCCCACCCTGGACATGGCCGAGCGGTGGTCCAAGCAGCGCCTGGCCGCTATGATCGAGGACTGCCCCAGCTTGCGCGCCAAGATCGCCCCGGCCCGCTCCCGGGATTCCGGCAACACCACCCTCCTCAAGGAATGGGCCGGCGGCGTCGGGGTCATCAGCGGCGCCAATTCCGGCGCCAGCCTGCGCTCGATGCCGGCCCGCTATGTATTCCTGGACGAAATCGACGCCTACCCGCAGGAACTGGAAGGAGAGGGCGACCCGATCAAACTGGCGGAGGCCCGCACCACCACCTTCCCGCGTCGCAAGGTCTTCCTGGTCAGCACGCCCACCATCGAAAGCCTCTCCCGCATCAACAAGGAATGGCTGGCCAGCGACCAGCGCCGCTACCACGTGCCGTGCCCCCACTGCGGCCACGAACAGCCCCTGGTCTGGGACAACCTGCGCTGGCCCAAGGGCCAGCCCGAGCGCGCCCTCTACCACTGCGGCGACTGCGGCTCCGGCATCGAAGAGCACCACAAGACCGTTATGCTCGCCGCCGGCCGCTGGGTCGCCACCTATCCCGAGCGTCCCGTCGCCGGGTTTCACATCAACGCCCTCTATACCCCGATCGGCCTCGGCCTCACCTGGGCCGAACTCGCCGCCGAATGGATCGAGGCCGCCAAAGACCCCGCCCGCCAGAAAACCTTCACTAACCTGCGCCTCGGCGAAGTCGTCGCCGACCCCAACGAAAAACTGGACGAAGACGACCTAAAAGCCCGCGCCGGCATCTTCAATCCGCGCGACATCCCCATTGGCTGCCTCGCCTTGACCGCCGGCGTCGACGTCCAGAAAGACCGATTTGCCATCCTCATCATCGGGCACGGTCGGGGAGGGCAGCAATGGGTCATCGACTACGTCGAACTCCCCGCCGATCCGACCACCGCGGAAGCCTGGACCGCCCTGGACGCCCACCTCGCCCAGCCCCTGACCAACAGCCGCGGAGTTCCCATGCGCCCCTCCCTGGTGGCCATCGACTCCGGCTACCTAACCGACCACGTCCTCGCCTACACCCGCACCCGCCGCGGGCGCGTCATTGCCGTCAAGGGCGCCAGCACTCCAGGCAAGCCGATCATCAACCGCCCCAGCAAGCTCGACGTCACCGTCCGCGGCAAGACCATCAAACACGGCGCCGAAGGCTGGCTGGTCGGCGGCGACACCGCCAAGCACGTCCTCTTTGCCGTCCTCACCGCCGACGGCAAGCGGCCCCTCGAGCACGACCGCCTGATCCATTTCCCGGAAGGCCTGGACGCCAGTTTCTACAGCCAGCTCACCGCCGAAGTTTGGGACCCGAACCGCCGCCGCTGGGTCAAGGTCCGGCCCCGGAACGAGGCCCTGGATACCTGGTGCTATGCCCTGGCTGCAGCCCATCACCCGTCGCTGCGGATCCATCTCTGGAAGGAGCCGCACTGGGCCAAACTCGAATCGGTTCTTGAACCTGTGTCGGGAGACCTATTCGCGGCCACTAAGCCGGCACCGCTTGAAACGCTATGGGCCTCCGCGCTAGACCAAGCCCAGCGCACTACAACTCTTGACAACCGTCCTACGAGCCGGTCTAAAGCTGCCGTTGACGCGTCCAGACATGCCGCACTCATGTCCCGCATTATGGATCGCCGCCGGTGAGAGCCGATCTGATCTCGCGTCTATTCGACATGCTCATGGAGGCCCTTCCGACCTATCAGGGCGGCATGGAAGAGACCTTTGCCGCCCGCATAACCGAGCAACTCCGCAGCGAATTCGCCGGCGACCGCCCCCGCATCGCCAAAAACGAGTTGCGCGGAGACGCCCTGCGCGACGAAATCCGCCGCCGCTGGAACGGCCGCAACGTCGACGAAATTGCCGAAGACTTGGGCGTTCACCGGGCCACCATCTATCGCGCCATCCGCTATCGGCAGACCAGTGCAGGCTAGTCGATTGTCGCAATCTGGCCTCGAAATGCGACAGGAGGTGATTATCTAATCACGCTCGTCATCCATTTTTTGACGAGCCATGGCTTTTACCCAGACTGATCTCGCGGCAATCGAATCCGCGCTCGCCACCGGCGAGTTGACCGTCGAAGTCGCCGGCCGTCGGGTGACCTACCAGTCCGCGGACGACCTCCGCAAGCGCCGCGACATCATCCGCGGCGAACTCCAGGCTGCCGGCGCCGTGAGCGCATCCCCGCGCGTGTCCTACGTCACCCGGATCCGCGATTGATGGCCGCCAATCAAACCGCACTCGACCGCCTCATCGGCTGGATCAACCCCGCCGCCGGCGTGCGCCGCCTCCGCGCCCGCGCCGCCCTGGGCGTCGCCACCCGCGGCTATGAGGGCGCCAAGACAGGCCGCCGCACGGCCGGCTGGGTCTCCGGCAGCAATTCCGCCAACGCGGAAATCGGCCCGTCCCTGGTGGCCCTGCGCAACCGCTCCCGCGAACTCATCCGCGACAACCCCTATGCCGCCAAAGCGGCTCGCGCCTTCGTCGGCAATGCCGTCGGCACCGGCTTCATGTTGCGCCTGTCGGAAGGGCAGGGCGTCTGGGATGACTGGTGCCGCGCATGCGACGCCGACGGCCAGCACGACTTCGCCGGCCTCATCGCTCTTGCCGTTTCCGCCATGTTCGAGTCGGGCGAAGTCCTCATCCGCCTGCGCTGGCGCCGCCCCGAAGACGGCCTCGCCGTCCCGCTGCAGATCCAGGTCATCGAGCCGGACTACATCGACAACCTCAAGAACGAACAACTCCCCGGCGGCGGCTGGATCCTCAACGGCGTCGAATTCGACGCCATCGGACGCCGCGTCGCCTACTGGCTCTATGGCGCCCATCCCGGAGACTCCGCGCCCATCCTCAAAAGCCTCACCAGCCGCCGGGTTCCCGCGTCGGACATCGTCCACCTTTACGAAAAGACCCGCCCCGGCCAGGTTCGCGGCGTACCCCGCATGGCTCCCGCCATGCTTCGCCTGCGCGATCTCGACGATTACGAAGAGGCCGAGCTGGTCCG